CCCGGGGGGCGGTCACGATCACCCGACGGCAGGCACACGACGCCGACGCGTGCGTTGAGGACACCAGGCGTGTCCTGGACCACATCCGCGAGCGTGACGGCCGTATCCCTCGCAAGGACCAGCGGATCAGCCTCCAAGACGTCGCCGATGTGCTCGGCGTCGACGGCGTCATCTGGTGCCTCGGGGCTCTCGGGGAAGACCGGCTTTTGCGGATGTTCGCTGTCCGGTGTGCACGTCGAGCGCTTCGCACGGCGGACGTGCGTGACCCGAGGTCGTGGCGTGCGGTGCGGGTGGCGCAATGGCATGCGCAAGGATGGGCCTCCGAGCCGGAGCTGTCCGTCGCCGCGCGAGCCGGATGGGCCTCCGCCGCGCGACCCGCCGCGTATGACGCAACCTCCGCGCAGGCCGCCGCGCGGTACGCCGCGTGGGGTGCCGCGTGTGGTGCCCTGTGGGGTGCCGCGTGGGGTGCCGAGCGGGACGCCCAACTGAACCTCCTGCTCACCATGGCGGGTTACGGGCCGGCGGACACGGCGGTAGGGGCGTGACCCCCATCCGGTCGAGCCTGCGGCGTGTCGGCCCCGCCTGGCGGTGGCGCGTCGACTCCCACTACCAGGGCCCGGGCGGGAAAGTCTGGCGGTTCCCCCACGCGGCGGGCTGGGCGTGGACCCGGGCCCGCGCCGAGGCGGACCTGTGGGCCGCCCTCCAGGACGCACACGCCCAGGCCATCGCACGCCTCCACGCCCTCCTGCCAACGCGGGAGGCGGCGTGACGGGGCCGCGCCTGATAACCGTGCGGGAAGCCGTCGACGGGGGGCGTGAGGCCGCGTGGTCGGCCGCCTGGCTTGCCCACTGGCGGGAGCCGATCAGCGAGCACGAGCGGAGGGCCCTGAGGGTCATCGCTGGCGGGCGCGTCACGCGCGACGAGCTTGCCCGCCGGATGAGCGGCCCGGGCCTGGACATCACCCCGACGGGTGCCGAGCGTGTGCTGCACCGTCTGGAGGCCGCGGGCCTCGTCGAGTGCGACCGCGTCTGGTGGTGCCATACCGGCCACGCGTTCGCCTGTCGTCCGGACGAGACGTGCGGGGGTGAGGCGTGACCACCACCATCCCGCGGGGGGCTGTCACGATCACGCGCCGTCAGGCCCACGACGCCGACGCGTGCGTGGAGGACACCCGCCGTGTGCTGAACTACCTGCGCGCTCGTGACGGACGCATACCCCGCATGGATCAGCGGATCAGCCTCCAGGATGTCGCCGACGTGCTGGGAGCTGGCGGCGTTTTGTGGTGTCTTGCCGCCCGTGGTGAAATCCGTGTCCTGCGGATGTTCGGCGTGCGGTGTGCTCGGCGGGTACTCCGGTATGCGGGGGTGCGTGACGCGAGGTCGTGGCATGCAGTCCGCGTCGCGCAATGGTATGCGCACGGGTGGGCCACAAATGACGATTTGGACGCCGCGCGGGTCGCCGCGTGGGCTGTCGCGCGGGGAGTCGCCGGGTACGCCGCGCGGGACGCCGCGCGGGTCGCTGCGCATGCTGCCTCGCAGGATGACGTGCGGGACACCGCGTGGGCCGCCGCGTGGGCTGTCGCGCGGGCCGCCTCGCAGGACGACGCGCAGGCTGCCGATCGGGCTGCCGCGCGGAATGCCGCACATGCCGCCGAGCTGGAAGCCCAGCTGCACCTCCTGCTCTCCATGTCCGGCTACGGGGGTCAGGCGTGACCCGCCGCGTTATGCCCGTCTTGTCCGCCGCCGTTCTGGCCGCCGGCATGTTTGCCATACCGGGGACTGGGATCGCGGCCACACCACGCGAGACCGCCCTCGCCCACCAACTCACCCGGGAGAGGCAGGCGTGGGCGGATGAGCGGCGTGGCCTGCGCCAGCGAATCCGGGCCGCCCGCCGGGCCGCCCTCCACAACCCCAGCGTCTCTGAAGCCCTCACGCTCGCCGCCGTCGCCTACGGCGTGCCACGCAGCGAGCTTTCCCGCGTCGCGTGGTGCGAGTCCACCCACCGGCCGTCGGCCCGCAACGGGCCGTACCGCGGCCTGTTCCAGGAAGGACCCATGTTCGAGGCAGGCCCGTACGGACGGGCCGGGCTGAGCGTCTGGTCACCGTACGCCTCCGCCATGACCGCCGCTTATACGGTGTCGCGGGAGGGCTGGCGTCAGTGGGAGTGCAAACCATGACCGGCTACGCGGATTTCATCGCGGACAAGAGCCAGGACCGCACCGCCGACGGTTTCGCCCCCGGGCCGCTACTCGACGGAATGTTCCCGTTCCAGTCCGCCCTTGTGGAGTGGGCCACCCGCCAAGGGCGCGGAGCACTTTTCGCAGACTGCGGGCTCGGAAAGACCGTCATGCAGCTCGCTTGGGCAGACCAAGTCGTGCGCCACACCGGGAAACCTGTCCTGATCCTCACGCCCCTCGCGGTCAGCCATCAGACCGTCACCGAGGCCCAGCGGTTCGGTGTCGAAGCCACCGTCAGCCGAGACGGCCGCGCGGATGGCCCGATTGTCGTGACCAACTACGACCGACTGCACCACTTCACGCCGGAATCGTTCGGCGGGGTCGTGTGCGATGAGTCGTCGGCGATAAAGGCGTTCGACGGACAACGTCGGCGGGATGTGACGGAGTTCCTTCGCAAGCACCGGTACCGGCTGATGTGCACGGCAACCGCCGCCCCGAACGACTACATCGAGCTGGGCACGGCGTCGGAAGCCCTTGGCCACTTGGGATACGTGGACATGCTCGCCCGGTTCTTCACCAACAGCCAGCGCAACAGCACCAGCATGCGCGGCTACGGCAAGGCCAGCGAGTGGAGGTTCAAGGGGCACGCCGAGACCGGTTTCTGGAGGTGGGTAGCCTCGTGGGCTCGCGCCATGCGCCGTCCCAGTGACCTCGGGTTCAGCGACGATGGGTTCGCCCTGCCACCCCTGGAGGTACGCCATCATGTCATAGATGCGCGCAGTACCCGCGACGGGGTGTTGTTCGACCTCCCCGCCCAGGGGCTCAGAGAGGAACGCGAAGAGGAGCGCCGCACCGTCGCCGAGCGGTGCGAGGCGGCCGCCGATCTCGCAAATCACGGCGATCCCGTCGTCGTGTGGTGCCATCGCAACGACGAGGCGCGACGGCTCGTCCATCTGATCCCCGACGCCGTCGAGATCGCTGGCTCCGATGACCCGGACGACAAGGAGGAGAAGCTCGCCGGGTTCACCTCCGGCGCGATCCGGTGTCTGGTCACGAAACCCATTATCGGGGCGTGGGGCCTCAACTGGCAGCACTGCCACCGCATGGTGTTCTTCCCGTCCCACTCGTACGAACAGTATTACCAGGCTGTTCGCAGATCATGGAGGTTCGGTCAGACCCGCCGCGTGATGGTCGACATCGTCACGACCCGCGGCGGGATGAACGCGATGCACAACCTGGAGCGCAAATCCAGGCAGGCCGATCGTATGTTCACCGAGTTGGTGTCCCACATGCGCGACGCCCTCCGCATCGACGCGACGACCCACTATCCGCTCCCGATGGAGGTTCCCGAATGGCTGTAGCCGCACAAGACGTTACGGGCCGGTGGGCCATCTACAACGGCGACTGCATGGACGTCATGGCCGCCATACCAGACGGGCGGGTCGGACTGTCCGTCTACAGCCCCCCATTCGCGGGCCTCTACCAGTATTCGTCCAGCGAGCGCGACCTATCGAACAACGTGAACCTCGCCGCGTTCATGGAGCACTACGGGTTCGTGGTCGCGGAGGTCAAGCGCGTCACGATGCCGGGCCGGGTGACGTGCGTTCACTGCATGGACATTCCGCTGTCGAACACGGGGCGCGGCGACACGATCCTCGATTTCTCCGGCGAGATCATTCGGCTGCACCAAGCCGCCGGGTGGGGGTACGTCGCCCGCTACGCCATCTGGAAAGAGCCTCTCGCCGTGCGCAATCGCACGATGATGAAGGCCCTGGCGCACAAGACCATCGTCGACGACTCGTCACGATGCACGAACGCGAGCGCGGATTACATGCTCGTCTTTCGCGCGCCCGGAGAGAACCCCGAACCGATCGAGCATCCCGTCGGCCTCCTGGAATACGCGGGCGAGCGGCGGCCGCCATCGGACGTCCTGCGCTACCGCGGCTGGACGGGGAAGCAAACCGAGAACCGGTATTCTCACTGGATTTGGAGACAGTACGCGTCCGCGTTCTGGGACGACATCCGGCTAGACCGGGTGTTGCCGTTCCGCGAGGCCCGAGACGAGGAGGACGAGAAACACGTCCACCCGCTCCAACTGGACGTGATCGACCGGGCTGTGGTTCTGTGGTCCAACCCCGGAGACCGCGTGCTTACCCCGTTCATGGGCGTAGGGTCCGAGGTCTACGGGGCGGTCAGCGCGGGACGGTTCGGGGTTGGCGCGGAGTTGAAGCCGAGCTACTACAGGCAGGCCGTTCGGAATCTCC